ATGTCTCAATCATCTTCTGATGAAGACCACGATAGATGTTAGTTGACTTTTCATCATCAATACAAAAGTCAGCAGGTCCGTGAATAGCAAGTTTAGTGTATGGTAAAGATTCTTTTGTAGCGGGAGCATCAAGTAGAATAACACGCAATCCTAATTCAGCACATGCCATGAGAGCAGAGACATGCATAGTATTCACATATATAATACCAAGAGTAACCAAGTCACCTTTCTTAGCACCAGCATCATTTAGCATATGCTTGAAAGCGTTGGTCATGTTAGAAATAGTATTGAAAGCGTCTTCGTCTTTTTTATAGACGATATCCTTTCGAATAATGTCGCGTGTGATTAGCATGGTATTCTACCTACCCTCAAAGAACTCTTTAATTATATCACGAGTTGCGTGATTTGTCAAGCCCCATATTGAAGTTTATCTCCATCATATATGAATTCGATATTCATCTTACTTTCCCAATCAAGATGTTCTTGCGTGGGTTCGCTATGAATTAAACACTCAATAGGTCTATCAAAGTCACCTTGTGTCGTATTGTATATATCAAGCCATGCAAACAGAGCCTCGTCTGATGGTGATGCAAAGTTATCTACCTGATATCGTTTCATCAGATTACATGCATTCATAGCAACAAACTGGTATATCTGCTCTTTTGTAATCTCGTTTCCTCCAACTTCAACGCCTTCAATAAAAGTGTTACCTAGATTGAATTCAGGAATAGGCATATCTACTATACGACCACTTTGCATGATTGCTGGTAAGATATGTCTCTCTAATGCATTGTGATGAAGCATTGATTTTGAAATACCAACGACTTTACCTGATAAGTCAAGTGGCGTTGAATTTATTCTATCGAGCATTTCTTCGTGTGTAATCTCAAAGCAGATGTCGTTCCATGCAAAACTTTTGGGCTTGATTTTCTTTTCCCAGTCACCGTAACCCCAACCTGAACCGGTTTTGAAGCCACCCCATGCAAGCGTTGTGGACGAAACAGACCAGGGCTGAACATCTTCATCACTATGATTGTGAATCTCGCCCATGTAGTGACCGTGTCTAATCCCAAACTCTTCTGTTGTGTCCATGAAAATCTTACCATAGATTTGAGACTTCTCAATTGCTCCACCAAATATCTTGTCGCTTCTGTCATCGATACTCTTGGTAATGGGAAATCGATTGTTATGTCTCACAAACTCACGAAAGTAATTATCAATTGTTTCCCAGTGTTTACTTCTGTTTTGTTCAGGTGTATCAAACATATCTTCGGGCGGAATGGCAATAGGAACACCAAGTTCTAGCATAGCAAATTTAATAGCGAGTGAGTCTGTTGTGTTGCTCAACATGTGAATAACAGAGTATTCGTTTTTGTTAAAACCCCACTCTACAAGAGTATTCTTTGCTTTATTGATTTCTTTAAAGAAGTCATCACGAAGCATACCTGACGGCATATGATGAAAGTCTTCGTGAATTAGTTCACGACTTAATATGTTTTGCATGAATTTTACATCCGATAAAAGCGTTGTAGTATTCGTCACTCAATAGAACATCATGTTCGAATTGTAACTTAGCTTCATAATAAGAACATTCGCCTTTTGTATGACATAATCGAAGTATCTCACGATGAAAGGTAGCACCTTCTTCGATGAGTGTTGAGACAGCCTCAGACGAGCCGTAGTAATCGCGCCAGTTAGACTCGACACGCTTTCTACGACTTCTTGTTTTACCTTTGAGTGGTTTTAGTTTTCTTGCTGACCAGAAGAACTTCTTGCCGATATACTTCTTATTATTTTTTAGATTGGTCAAACAATATACAAATCCTTGGTATTCTTCCAAGAACTCGTCGTCTGGTTCAAACTCTTTGCCTTCATATATCCACATGAAGGTATATATGTTTGCGTTATAGTGTTGTTCCACACATTGGACAGTATTCGGGTTCTTCCTCGTTATCAAATACGAGGATTTCTACCACGCTATCACATACATCGCATTTTATTTCGTATGTCTCATCCATTATGCCGCGACATCATCCCAGCCCCAGTCACCTTCCATACCGTTCACTGAATACTCTGTGACACGTTTCTCAAAGAAGTTGTCGTGTGATGCGCCATTCAATACCCAGTCAAGCCATGGTAGTGGATTATCTTTGACACCGAACTTAGGCTTCATACCCAGTTGCAACAGTCTGCGGTCTGCAATGTGACGGATGTATTGTCTTACGTCTTCTTCTGATAGACCTTCCATCTCCATACCGTCAAATGCGAGTTTGATGAATCGGTCTTCTAGTTTGACCACATCTCTTGCCATCTGATAGATTTGTGATTTCAGTTCATCGTTTACAATGCGTGGTTTCTCTTCACAGAACTCACGGAATAACTTTGCGTTACCTTGAACGTGCAGAGTCTCGTCACGAATAGACCACTCAACGATTGTTCCCATACCCTTCATCTTACCGAAGCGTTGGAAGTTCAACAGCATCACAAACGATGCGAACACTGACAGACCCTCATTGAATACAGACTGGGCAAGTGACAATGCAAGACCAGTGTGAGTATGAATATCACCCTGTTTCATAAAGTCAATCTTGTCTGCCATCTCTTTGTATTCAAGAAACATACTGAAGTCTTCATCAGGCAGACCCAATGTATCGTTCAGTAGTGCATATGCACGTTGATGAACTGCTTCGCGTCCTGCGAATGATGACAGCATGTTACGAACTTCGTTGTTCTTGAACTTAGGAATCAACAACTCGTGATAGTTCTCACCGACCTGAACATCAGATTGAGTGAATAGACGAAGAACTTGCGTAATGAAGTTCTTTTCTGTTTCATTCAGTTTCGTTTTCCAATCTTGAACGTCTTCCGAGAGTTCAGCCTCATCTTCCACCCAATGAATTTCCTCGTGTTTTTTTGATAAGTCTACCGCCCATGGGTATAGAAATGGTTTATAAGTTTTGCTGAAATCTAGTAGTGACATTGTTTCTCCTCTAACCTTCGCAGGCTTTACATTCGTCGTCTTCTTGTGTTTCTATTGGTTTGTTTAGGTGTTCCATAAGTTCATCATATCCACCCACATATACACCCTCGATGTAAATTTGTGGGACGGTTTTAACTTCTCGACCAGTCACTTCACGGGCAGTCTTGCCAATTTCTTTTAGGTCGATGTAGTCAAAAGGAATACCACGCAAGCGTAACTCTTCCTTTGCCATTGAACAGAATGGACAATCTGACTTGCCATATACGATAGTTCGCATATCACCTGCAAGTGCAACACGCTCCACCTTCTCAGAGACGTTCTCTGCGCGTTGTTTGGCTTCGGTGCGTAGATAGTATAGACCTTTAAGCCCTTGCTTCCAGGCACTGAAGTGGACGCGATTCACATATGATTTGTTCGCTCCTGCAGGAAAGAACAGATTGACAGATTGACCTTGACAGATGAACTCTTGACGTTCTGCGGCGTGTTTGACAACCCACATTTGGTCAAGTTCATCTGCTGTCTTGTATATAGCCTTTTCGCCTTCTGTAAGAAACGGAAGATGTTGAACAGAGCCTTTTTTGGTAATAATAGATGTCCAAGTCGAATCTGTATTCTCGCCTTTTTCTTCAAGCAGTTCGGTTAGATATTTGTTCTTCACCAAGAATGAACCAGCACGAGTTCTATGTGTATATGCATTTGCTTTGGTTGGTTCAATAGAAGGACTTGTTGAGAGAATTATTCCACTGGAGGCGTTGGGGGCAATGGCAAGGAGATGGGAGTTCCTCTTGCCGCTTCCAATACCATCAGGATACTCGCCCCTTTCTTCTGCAAGGAGTTCAGTTTCGGCGTGGGCTTCTCGGTTGATGTGGTCGAACACTGTTCGGTTGATTTCTCTTGCGGCTTCGGATTCCCATGCGACTCCGTGTTTTTGGAGCAGACTGTGGAATCCCATTGCTCCGAGTCCGATTGAACGTTCTCGTTCTGCACTGTATTTTGCTCTGGTGATTGTGTCTGGTGCGTTGTCGATAAAGAACTGCAAGACGTTATCCAGCATACGGACAAGGTCACGAACAATATTTGTATCTTTCCATTCATCGTAGTATTCCAAATTTAATGACGACAAGCAACAGACAGCAGTTCTGTCAGCACTTGTCGGTAGGTGAATCTCGTTACAGAGATTAGAACCGTTAATCTTTAGACCTAAGTCTTTTAGAGGTTGTGGCAACGCATCGTTTGCGGTGTCAATAAAGTTTAGATATGGTTCACCTGTTCTAAAACGAATTTCTAGAATGCGTTCCCATAACTTACGAGCGTTGACTGTCTCTTTTACTGAATCATCTTTTGGGTCACGGAGGTTGAACGATTCGTTCTTAACAACCGCATCCATAAACTCATTGCTGATATTTATAGCATTGTGTAAGTTGAGTGCTTTGCGTTGCACATCACCAGTAGGAATACGCATGTTCATGAACTCTACAATATCAGGATGTGAGATATCCATGTATGCGGCATATGAACCCTTGCGTGTCTTGCCTTGACGATACGCAATCATATCAGCGTCTACTGTGTGTAGAAACGGCATTGGTCCAGGAGCGATATCACTTACTGTGCGAACATCACTCCAGTGACCACCAACTCCACCACCATAGACTGACAACCAACGTAACTCAGACGAGTGACTAATCAAGCCTTCGAGCGTGTCAGGCACATATGTAAGAAAGCAAGAGATAGGCATCCCTTTGTCTTTCTTCTCGCCATTAGGTGCGTTTGACAAGACGGGAGAGGCAAACATGAACCACTTGTTAGACACATAGTCATACAGACGTTGCGCCAAGTCTTCATCCATCTCTTCTCTATACTTACTCCACGCTAGTGATGCTCTTGCAAACCCTTCTTGGGGACTCTTTTCATAATCATTTAGGTAAAAGTCTTTCAGCATCCCTACTGCATATTCAGCAAGTAGAGAGTCTTTCTTCTTATCAATTTTGACGGGCATTTGGGTTCCTAAAGGCAGATGTTTTCACTAGGGGATAGTTATATCTATACCCATTACAATTTTCATATTGTCTTATTATAGCCCAAATTGAGCCAAAAGTCAACTATTTTATTGAATAGTTTCGCCGCGTTTACGGTGACCATTCCAAGCAACAAAGCCACCAATTCTCAATGCCCAGTATGCGAGATTGTTGAGAAGATGAAAGCCATTCTGTTCGATGTTGATGTCACGGAACAGTTGGTCTGCTTGCTTCTGCGTCATTGGCTCAGAAGTTTCCTTCTTGCCCTTCTTGAGCAGAACTGTGTATTTGTATGCATAGTCGTGAACCAGACCACCGACAAGCAATACACCAGTTGGTGACAACCACGATGCTAGGAACTTGGGAACTGATGCGCCATCAAATACGAAACCTTTTGGCACGACATAGTTC